GCGGACTAGTGGCCGAACTCATTTCGTTTGGTGCTGGTGTGAACAGTGTGGCCATGACAATCATGCTTGTCAACGAAGGCTGGCGCGGGCCTATTCTCTTTGCGGACAGCGGCTGTGAGTGGCCAGAGACCTATTGCTACATGGAGTATTTTGAGAAGGAATGGTTAGCGCCGAGAGACTTGTGCATAACGCGACTTGGTAGCGACTG